GTTGTTAATCCAGTTCCAGTATCTGTAATGGTAATCATATCACTCATTGTACCATTTCCTGTATAAGTTACGTTGCTCATGCGAATGCCTCCAATCCAACACTAATTTTCTGCTCATCGTTAAACATCCAATCCATCCTCTCAATATTACCAGAATTAACAAAAGTCTTAAACTTCTCTTTATTGATTCCCATCTTAGTATCTAGACGCAAATCAATTGTTTCATTTCGTGCTTGCCAAAGAACTTCCCACTCAATACCATACCAACCATCTTTCTCACACTGCATAATTTCTTCTGCTTGTCTATCAAGATAGTAACCAAGGTAACGTCCATGATGTTCACGAAAGATTTTCTTAAAGGAACATAGACAGGTTTCCATTGTGAAGAAATCAATCTGACTCACAAGGTGGGGAAACTTCTCTTTAGTTTCCGCAAGAATCGAACTGGCTTCCCTTTCAAGAAATCCATACTCCACTGCATTGAGTTTTCTGTCATAATCGTCAGCTTTGCCGAGGGCGAGAACCAATCCGTTACGATGAGAACGAGAGCCATCATAATCGTCCAGCATGAGACTAGTAGGATTAATATTGATACCAGCAGTATGCTTAAGATGCTGAAGATAAAACCAAGTGGAGTAACGACCAAACTTATGCAGGCTAGACTTAACGCCATCCCACAATCGGTCAAAACTTGCTTCCTCAGACTGTTCATAATAACTCTCCAACGCTTCTCTCTGTGTTCTGTTTCCAATAAATTTTTGATAAGAAGCAAACATGGCTGGGAGGTGTCCCTTGTTCCACTTCGTATCAGTTTGATATCTCAATCGTTTATAATTTTCAGAATTCCATTTTTCCATTCTATCAACTGTTGCCAATTCATAATCAGGAAACTCATTCATTAGTACCCATGCTGTTGGAAGATGGTAGGTGTTTCCATACAGCCAACACAACCATAATCTCTGCTCATCATTATGCTCATAACGACTATTCAAATAGTTTGTTGCCCACACTGCTGGGTCACAATCATTATATTGAAGTGACCATGCGTACCAACGAATGAACGATTCTCTGGGATTTTCTCTATGATTCATAATATAATTATACTACGAAAAGTCTTGCAAGTCAAGACTTTGTTTCTTTGCGAGTTCGAATACTTCAACGCATCCACCCTTACCTTTTTTATGAATTGCATTATTGATAACAGTGTCATGGTAATCATAGTCTGCTTCTGCAAAGGTATTACCCTCAATGCGAAAGATTGATAGCTGACAACCACTCTTTTGTTTACCCCAAAACTTGAAGCCAATCTTTTCGTAGAATCCAATTGCATCAATCTCAGAAGATACTCTAAAGTATGTTGCACCCTGTTTCTTTACTAGACGCAGTGATTCATCACAAAGAATTCTACCTGCACCTTTACCTCTATGTTTGGCAAATGTGTGGAGTAGTTGAAGATTGGCAACACTGGGTTTTCTCTTTGATATTGTAGTAATGATTGCAGCCATTAAATTGTCGCTATCATCAAACGCACCCCAGCAATCATCCCACTGTTCTTGCATATCTGCCTTGGCAACAAACGTGCGAGCAAAATTATCCAATGGATTTGATTGGTCTATACTTGAGATAAACTTATCTCTTGAACATTTAGACAACTTCAACGTAAGTCCTTACTTTCTCGCCACGATCTTCTGGGTGTTTTGTTTTCTCCCAGCCGATGAATTGCGGTAAACTCCAAATCATTGGAGGGAATGAATAATTGTTTTCTGAGATCAAATCAGCTACGCATGGTCCATCGTTCAATGCAGCATGCAGAAAGTCTTGAACAAATCTAAAGCAGGATTCAATCTCATTACGCTTCATCGAGCCACGGAACAACCGAAACTCCACTGTATCGATATGCTTTAATGCGTACATATTAATGGCGAATCTGAATGGGCGACCCATTGATACACCATCTTTACCAGCAGCATGCATCTTAATGAAGGAATCAAAGTCAGTTGCCAGATTGATAATGTTATCAGTCATGTAATCTGGAATCGGACGACCACCATCAAACTTCAAATACATCTTAGCACCTTTGGCACCACGCATCTCATTATGTTCAAAGAAACCATAGACATGCTCAATAGCAGTATGTTGGTTCTCTTTAATATATTTTGTGAGTCGTTTCAATGCATCAATGTCATCTCGAAGTCCAGGAACCCTGCAGTGTATGTGTGTATGACAAGTTGTGCAAACTGTTGGTGGTGTGCCATTGTCTTCAAAGAGTTTCTGGATTTCGAAATAACGATCGACCTGTTCCATCCAAGTTTTAGTTGGCTTGGTATTAATCTCGCCCCCAACTGGAGGAGATTCACCTAGTGGGTCCGCACAAACGTATTGATACGGCTCTCTTAGGTTAATGATATCTCGTTCACTATATTCCCATGTGCCGAGATGTTCTGGAATTGAAAAAGAGCGAGGAACATCTCCCCACTCTATCTCCATGCCATATGTAAATTTACTAGATTCGTATTGTTTCATATTCATAGTCTACCTGTTGTAAGTCTTTATTATTTACACTTACTCTTTCCACCATCATTACGTTCTTATCATCAACTGTAAGATATGTATTGTATGGAACCTCAGCTGTTTGAGTTAAGCCAGCACGTTCCGCAATATCTTCAGTAGAAGTAATTATAGTTCCACCATCAATTAAAGTAAAGTAAATTGGACGCTTACCATTACGATAAAATCTTACCTTCTTGCAGAAATGTAATTCACAAACAGCCAATGATGAATCAGCCCAATGTTCAAGTGGTGACTGCGCATCTTCAAGCGATTTAAGAATCAATTCAGTATCATTCTTTGTGACACATTCGTAACCATACTTCTCTTTCCAGTTCTCTGGAAGTTCTTGAGTAATTACGCCATTGTGAACTACCGAAATAGTGTCATTATTAATTGGCTGGTTATACTCAAGGTCAGAAGTACTGTAACGACAGTGACCAACCAAATAGAGATTCCCGTCTTCATTGACATAGTCCATAAAACGGAATGGAAACTGATCAGCAGGTACTGGCAACTTCTCAGTATGAATTGTATAGTTCTTGACATATGAGATTCCAGTGGCATGCATTCCTCGAATACGAGATTCAAGGAACACACGTTTTAGTAAGTCAGCATGATCTTCATTGAAGTTCTTAATGACTGCACCAACTACCGAACACATCAGAAGAATCCTTCAAGTGAAGAGGACTTCTGTGCTTCTGGGTGATATTTATACAACTCAGCTTCACCCATCTTCTCACGTAGATATTCAAACCACTCTTCAGATTCCCACATGCCTGGACTTACGCCATTCCAAAGTGCACGTTGTTCTTTGTGCTCTTTATTAAGTCTGCGATCTTCAACGAATTGGAAACGAGTATCTTCATACTGCTTTGAACCCAACTCAAGCATCTTCTCACGGAAGTAACATACCAAAGAAATACGTTCAGCAACATCGTCATGACAAACAATCTCAGTATTACCATGCATTACCTCATGGTTGTTAATGAGAAGCAAATCTCCAGGTCTTACATTTACAGCCACACGATACTCTGGCGCAACAAGATAACAACCAGAGTAGTTACCATTGTTTGAAAGAGTAAGTAGGTTTGATAAGCCAGTGTTCAAATCACCAGCATCAAAGTGACATGCAGTTCTGAATGTTTTGTTCACAGTGATAGTTGTGAAGGGAGTTCCAGGAACTAAGAATCCCTGATCCAGTTTTGCTGCAGCTTCCATTTGATTACCATATCTCCAAGGCATCAACTCTTTGAAACCACGAGATAATGATTGTAGGAATGGGAATGCCATTTGGAATTTATCAAACTTATCACGAGTGTAAGAAGTTGCACGACCATAAGGAATACGTGGATAGCGATCGAACCAACCAGCAATGCCAGAGTTTACTGAGTTGGCATAGGTAGTCATACAGATTAACTTCTCTGCAACGTATTCTGCTTTCTCTTTGGCTTCATCTGGTGGGAGTTGTTTCATTTGATCAACCCACTCTTCAAATTTAAACTTCTCTTTCTTTACACGCTCGATTGACCAAACACGTGCACGATTAGATGCACTATCTTTCTTACCAGCGTATTTCTTACGTACTTCTTCAATTGGATCTTCACCAAACAAATTCTCTGTTGGTTTCAAGAACTGATCAAGCATCTCATACTCATACTCAGTTACCCATTGACGATTACCCAAAGAACCCTGACGTGGTCCAGCTGCAACTCCACGATTCTGCGTTTCAACTGCAGCTTCTCTTAGACCAGCGTATGCTGCATCTTGTTCTTCTTTGGTGAACCAGTTCTTGCGGAACTTAAAGATAATGCGTCTTTCGTCCATACCTTTATCACAGGTAGAACAATCTGTTGGAACATCACACTCTGCTTGCGTTGCTAGATCGCAGTTTGGTGGTGCGTAAACATCACAGTCTTCTTCAACCAAGATATCATAATCTTTCTCGGTTGGAAACTGACCCAGCATGTGAGTCATGTCATATTTGTTTTCAGCTACAATTACTCTTACCATTTGTATTCTCCTTAAAACTTAAACCCATTGAATGGTCCACTATTACCATTACTATGTAGTCGTTTGCCAAAGTCACTTTTATCGAATAATGGTTTATCATCATCTTTAGATCCAGAATCAGCAAGTCCATTCTGAGCAGAAACCTCAACATCATATAACTTCATCTTAGCCCTATCAATACCAATAACAAATCTCTTGTAATAGTTTGGATCATTATAACGATTCTTCAACTGCTTAACAATAATCTGATTCAACTGCTCCAATTCTTCATTCGATACCAAAGCAAACATAAAGTCCGCAGTGGCTGGCAAACCAAACGATTCTGAAGTATCTTCAAGTCCTGGATCTGAGTTCGTAAATCCAGAACGAGTAGTTTGAGTTGCTGACATAATTGGAACATTATATTCAACAGCCAATCCTCTAAGTTCTTCAGCAATTGTCTTTACATATGTATAAGAGTTTACGTTGGCTCCCATTTTTAATCTTTGACTTGCACAAATATTCAGATAGTCAATCATGATAATATCTGGCATGAACTCACGCTTCAACTTCAACTCTTCCAACAGTGCTCGGAAATGTCCTGCATGAGCAGAGGCAGTTGGATACTCTTTGACAACTAGATGTCCTTTAGTTTTCTTGGAGATCTTATCAATACGTGCATCAAAGATATCCTTGTCAATCACTTTCAATTCATCCATGGTTAGGTTGAGTAGGTTTGCGTCAATACGTTCAGCGATTCTCTCTTCAGCCATCTCCATAGTTATGTATAATACATTTTTACCCTGCATCAAAACACCAGCTGACACATGACACATAAACAAAGATTTACCAACACCAGTACCAGCCAATGCAATGTTCAAAGTCTTTTTACTTAGACCACCTTTGGTAATCTTATTGAACATGTCTAGGTCAAAGGCAATCTTTTCCTCAACCCTATGATAATACTCAAAGCGAGATTGTGCGTCTTCAATGTAATCATGACCCACATGGTTGTCGAAACAAACACTGAGGGCATCTGAAAGGATTGAGGGAATGGCATCCTGAGTATTAATCTTATCACCACCATCGATGATTTTAATTGACTTCAGGATTGCGTTATACACTGCTTTGTCTTTACAAAACTTTTCAGTGTTTGTTACTAGCCACTCTTCATTGGGTTCAAAGTTCGTTAGAGTTTTAGCAAAGTCTTGCATCTCTGGAACTTCTCTGTCAGTGAAACCAGTCATGTTACCAATCTCAATGGCAACTACTTCAAGTGATGCTGGCTTATTATATTTCTCAAAGAAAGTAATTAACAAAGAGGCAATCGCTGCCTCTTTTCGGTCTGAGAAATACTCTTTCTTTAAATGCGGAACTACCTTACGGCAATACTCTTCATTTTGAATCAGATTCGATAATATCGCCTGTTCTATTCTCATCGTCTATGCCACCTGTATAAGTTACGTTGTTTTTTGCTATCTCTTGGTGAAGTAGTTCTTGAAGTAAGTCGCCAATGTATTGTTCAAAATCTTCTTTGACAAAACCTTTTCTATTATTGTTTGGCGACTCAGCTGGATCAAACAAGATATCGTAATCAAACTTTATCTTGAGGTGATCAGTTGGGTCATCTACATCAAAACTAACTTTACCGTAAGTAAATATTATACCTGAATATGGTTCTTCAAGCAACTTTATTGCGTCAAGACCAGTGGTCTTGCTTTGCACAGTTACGTATCGTAGGTCACTCTGAGTCATCGATTGCAGCCAATTCTTCTTCGATATCTTCATCTTTAAGGATATCTGTTGAACCAACCTGATACTTGTTCTTTACAAATTCAATAAATGATTTTTGCATTAGAACTGGCATCCAGAATTCTTTATTGTCAGTATCTTTTAAACGATATTTCTTTTCTTCAACAACACCATCATCGTCTACCTTAGAATACCAACCATTGGATGGTTTGACCACATGCTTGGACTCAAGAGCAATGTCAAGTAGACCAGACCAGCGACTGATGCCACCATCATGATATACAGTAACAGGTATTTTAGATTTCTCACGAACATATCTCGACTTTTCTACGTTAATAATAAAGTTGTAACCGATGATCTCAGTTCCTTCTTTCTCTTGCTGACGACCAATAATAAAAATATTGTCAGCTGAATAATATGATCCAGTACCACCACCAACGATTGCCTTTGGATATAGACCGATCTCCATGTAAGTATGATTGACAACAATCAATGGGATATCTTTTAAGTTCAGGTGTGGTGTTACCATACGGAACAAAGACTTCATCTGTTTTGCACGAGTCATATCGCCAACAGACTTACCTTCCATGGCATCTTCTACTTCTTTCTTTGAAGCAAGATTACCAATTGAGTCAATGACAATGATCAGGTGATCACCACGCTCAACTCCATCAAGTTGCTGCATAATGTCAAACTTCAACTGTTCAACATTGGTGAGTGGAGTATGAATAACTCGCTCAGTATCAATACCGAAAGAATCAAAGTATGCCTGAGGTGTTCCGAACTCTGAGTCATAGAACAACAATGCAGCATCTGGATACTTATCCATATATGATTTTGCCATCAACAAACTGAAGGCAGTTTTAAAGTGCTTCGATGGACCAGCCCACATTGTGAGTCCAGGAGTGAGTCCACCATCAAGACGACCAGACAAAGCAATGTTGATTGCTGGCACTGAGGTAGGAATCATATCCTTCTTGGTGAAGAACTTTGATTGTGATAGAATAGCAGAATCTTTAATCGTGCTATTCTTTTTAATTTTGTCTAGTATGCTCATGTATTAACCCTTTAAGAATTCAAGTAATTTCTTCTCGTCCATGGAACCAACATTGCGTTTGATTTCGGCACCTGCATCATTAAGAAGAATCATAGTTGGGACAGAACGAATATGATATTTTCCAGAGATGGATCCACAGGTATCAATATCATATTCCTCGATAGGAACTGTAATTTTATCTTTGGCAGTTTCAATTACCATTGCAAGACCTTTACATGGACCACACCATGATGCCGAGAATTTTAGTGCTTTCATTTCCATCCTTTTAATAATTATACCCTACTTTTTATTTGCAGTCAACTTTTTCTGTGGAACATCAAAGACGAAAGTAATGCGAGTGCAATCGCCAGTGTTTTCTGTTCCATGTTTAAGTTTATTGTTAAACCATAGTAGAGTTCCTGGTTCAACATCAACATACTCGTCTCCTACAAAATATCTATATGCGCCTTGTATTGCCAGATGATACCTGTCTTTGTTTTGGTAGTATGTTCCTTCATCTATATGTAGTCCAACTGTACCACCCACTGGCAGTGATAGAAAACCACAACGATAAAACTTTCCAAAGTTTCTTTTTAAGAAACCAATAATCTCTGTGTGTCTGTCATAGGCTGGAGTTTGTATGCAGATGTCAGTATCTCCAACGAAGTCCTCTACCTTTTCTACGCCACCCATTACAAGTTGCAATACTCCAGCCTGAACATCTTTATATCCACGATCGATCAATGACTCAACTTCTGCAATCTTGCGTTGACCGCCCCAATCTTCTGGGTACTTCTCCAACTGCTTCAATATCTTTGAAACATTGATTCCAGTTTTGATTACTTTAATGTTATCCAAAGAAATCCTCCAGTGATGACTTTTCTTCTACTGACCAGCCCAGTGGTTCAATGACAGATGTAAGTGCATCGAGGAAAGTCTTTTCAAACTGTTTATCATAATCAATGAATTGATGCAGACCAAACTCCTTGGGCAACTCTTGAGGGAACGCAATAACATCTTCGTTGAAGGGATTCGGTTTCGAAACATAAACGAAACGAATCTTATCACCATCACGAATCGCTTGATACTTCTTCTCAAGACCTTTGCGTGTTAGATAGTGATTGAACAACAGAGAACCTCTTACATGGATAGGTGTTCCCTTTGTGTAGATTGGACTACCTGCGTATTGGCGCATTCCATTTACACCACGAGGGAAAGCAATCTCTTCAACTGGCATCTTGTTAAACTGTTCACGGAAGTCAATGATATAACTATGTAGTTCACTCTGATTACCACGTAGAATTACATTGAGCGAATCTCTTAACTTGTCACGAATGACTGCTGGTGTTGAAGACTTAACCATCTCAAGACCCATGACCTTGATCTTTGGTTTTGCGTATTGAACACCCTCTGAGTTATGCACATTAAGAACATAGCGTTTCTTGGCAGTCCAGATACCTTTATCCGCAAGAACTTCTCGCTTCATCTGCATCTTCTGACTGTAAGCATTCATGTACTCGGCTAGTTCTTGATAACCTTTATCGATGAATGGTTGAAAAACATCTTCACAGATCTTATCCATGAATTTGATTTTCTGCTCATCAGTTTTACCTTCACAGGCAGACTCAACGAGATGTTCAAGTGTAAGATAGATTGAATCCGTATCAATGGCGATTACAAAGTCTTTACCTTCAGTCTTCAGAGTTTTGTTCATGAAGGCATTTAACTTATTAGCCATCCAACGAATACTCAACTGACCAGAAGTGGTAATACCTTCAGCCATACGCAAATCAAAGTAGCGGAAGTATTGATTACCCATGGCACCATAAGCTGAGTTCAAAGCAATCTTCATGGCCATCTGCAGATTGTTAAGTCTGGAGATATCTTTGAGTAGATTCTTTTTGGATTTATCGTTTTGATATTCCTGTTCAGCTTTCAACATCTGCTTCTTGAATTTGCTTCGGTCAGTATACATCTTTTCCATCAACTCTGGCATGAACCCTTTGACTTCTTTTGTATAGCACCAACCATTGGCAGTCAGAGAAAGATTTCTTCGATGTGCATATGAAGTATCGACTTCTTGATTGAGTAACTTCTCAACTGTGCATGGAATCTTATCTTCGGTCAAAGTCTCGGGACTGATATTATATTGCATGATCAAATGCGGATACAATGAGTTCAAGTCAAAGGAAGCAACCCACTTATGCAAACCAATGATAGGATCTTTAACATACGCACCTTCAAACTGTGTGTCTTTGCCAGAGCCACTCTTTGCTGGAATGGCGATCTTCTTTTTACGCAGGTGGTTATAGATGATAGCATCCCACATACGTACCTGACTGAACACATCCTCATAGTTAATCTTGGCATTGTAAGCCATGGTCAAGCACAACTCAATCAGACGCATCTTATCTTCAAGACGATCAACAAGTTCAGTGTCATGGATGTTGTAATCCACAAACTGTTGCCAGTGATTGGTATAGAAATCTTTGAAGTTATCTTCGGGATTCTCTTTCTTTGCATCACCAAGTTCTTCTTTGGCGATATAATCCAAACGATAGGATTCTTGTTTCTGATAGGTAAACTTCTTGTAGAGTTCTAGGTAATCTAGCTGAGAGATACCATGGATGTCATAGTGAATCTCTTCATTACCTTTAATGAAAGTCTTACGCTCATTGATATAACCCCATGGCGAAAGTTTCTTGGAGAATGACTCACCAAGTTCACGATCAATCCTACGAACAAGATATGGAATATCAAAGAAGTCTGTGTTCCAGCCAGTGATTACATCTGGATAGTTTTGTTGCCAGAAGATGACAAACTCTTTGAGAAGATTAAGTTCATCTTTGCAGTGAATGTATCTTACATCATCTCGCTTGTTTACATAGGCACGTGAACCGAATGTGACGATCTGCTTTGATTGACTATCTTTAATAGTAATCAACAGAATCTCTTCATTGGCTTGTTTGATATCTGGGAAGCCACTCTCTGTGGCAGTTTCAATGTCGATCGAGAACACACGAATGTTCTCCATATCAAAACGAATATCGCTTTCGTAGGTATCGCTTAGGTATTGACAAACGTAATTTGTGTTGCCGTAAATGTCAAACCCTTGCACCTCATCATAGCGTTTAACAAACTCTCGTGTTTCTTTCACAGTTCCTGGATTGATCTCATCAAGAACCTGACCATCCAGAGTACGCCATTGACTGCCGTCTTTCTTGGATGGAACATAGAGGGTTGGGAAGAAATCTATTTTGCGTGCAAAGGGTTTACCATTTTCAACTCCTCGGACAAACATCTTATCGCCAAAGGGAAATACATTAGTATAAAATTGCATTAAGGTTGTTTTCCATACATAAGTTGCATTGCGTCAAGTGCGCAATCGTGGACTGGATGATGTTTTATTACAGCTGCACGATTAAACAATGGGTGTTCAACTTCAACATATCCATTGGTAGTTCCATAAAGCAAGTCAACTGCCGTTCTCACATCCCTCCACATATTATAGCTGGTAATAGGTTGCATGTCAAGTTTCTTTGATAGACTATCTATTGCCATTTGATCAAGCGAACCTCGTGCCCACATTGTTTGTTTCTGAGCATTTGGTATCTTGTTCATGTAGTTATGTAGGATAGTTATGGCTTCTTCTGCAAGAATATCAGTTGAGTTTGGTTCAAATGACACACCACGAATGTATTCATGCATGTTCTGCCACCACTCCAGCGTACCAAGATCTACTGTTCGACCAAGACGTTTCGTTTGGTCTTTTGCATTTAGCTTAACAAAACATGCATTGTCAAGTAGATCCTGATAGGTTGGACGCTTCTCTGGGTCGAAATGAATTAACGCTGCAGATAAAACCACAGCGTTAGATTCAACCCCAAGTGTTTCAATGTCAAATATGAACATTAATAATCACCTTTATAACCAATCTCAGTAACAAATGCTTTCATCTTTTGTTCAGCATCCCATGTTTGACAGTAATCGTTTTCTTTGTCACACAGAGGAATGATTTCTTCTCTGGCAATCTCTCGAGTGCTGAAGATAGATTCGCCAATCCAAAGCTGAGAAAACTCTTTCATCTCTTCAGCAGTTACCGTATCCATTGCCCACTGTTCAGCAGAGCATGGATATTCTTTATCATTATGGTCATCTGGCACCTCAATGATGTAACGCAT